GCCCCTTAGGGCTCCTCCGGCACTTTGTGTCGGCTTACCAGCTCTCTACCAAGGTTGTGCAGTGCACTTCGGCCTTGGTATCCTATTCAATCCGTTTGGAAATTAAATGGGTGCTGTCACCACACGAACGCGTGAACATGTTGTAGTTCCGGCCCTTCCATACACATGGAATGATCGTGACTACAACGTAATTCACGCTGATGGTTTTCAGCAAGCAGCAAAAGAGTCTGTCACTTCATTTCGAAGTGGCATTCAGGAAGATCCGAATCTCAACAAGGTTAAGAACTCAGATAATCTTTATGATTATCTTCGTTCCTCCGATGATGCTGTCCGGATCGCCGCTCCGTATGATACGGGGCATGAATTCGATTCTACTCAGTGGCGTATCGTCGTGCCAAAGACTCAATTGTCTGTGGTATGGCGAGGCTACAAGAGTTCGATTTATGCTGGACCTATGGTCCCGCGGCCTTGGTCAGATGTTTCTCTTGACGATTACGGTATGCCAAACCCAGATTATGATTATCTGACTAAGAACCAGATTAATCAGCTGGGCGCAAAAGCAATCGCCAAGGTAATACCTACCAAGCCTGAGGCTAGTCTCGCACAAGCTTTACTCGAGTTGAAGGACGGCTTGCCGCACCTTCTGCTCGGGGCCATTCGTGCTCAGAAAGGTCGAGCCGTCAATTCTATTGGCGACGAGTACCTTAACTTGCAGTTTGGCTGGATGCCGCTTATTAGCGACGTCATGAAGCTTTTGAAAGCGGTCTTGAATTTCAATGAAATTCTTGACCAATATCAGCGAGACTCCGGACGTGTTGTCCGGCGTCGCTATCACTACAAGACTGAAACGGGTGTTCTGTATCAGAAGACCCGCAGGGAAGCATTGTCAACCTATGGAAATAGTTATTTCTCAGGTTACAATCCCTCTGGCTTGTTTAGTGATGGTGCTGTTGCTACGCAGTCCCAGACCCACTCTTTCTCTCGAAAGAGTTGGTTTTCAGGTGCATTTCAGTACTATCTTGAAGAGGGGTCTGACTTCCTCTCCAAGATGGAAATGTACGAGCAGAAGGCTAACCGTCTGCTCGGGACCAGGATCACTCCTGCTCTCCTTTGGGAACTGTCTCCATTTAGCTGGCTTCTTGATTGGTGGCTCGATGTTGGTACTTTTATCAACAACGTGACATCCTTTAATCAAGATGGCCTCGTGATGCGATACGGGTATATGATGGTTGAGGAAACCCTCATCTCAAATTACTCGTATGACGATATCCGTCTTTATGACAGAACCGTCGGCGGCTACGTTGCTCAGTATCGAAAGATACGAAAGCGGCGTATCCGTGCCACGCCTTACGGATTTGGCTTTGATCTGGGAAACCTTTCGGAATCCCAGTGGGCCATTTTGGCTGCTCTTGGAATGACAAGGGCTCCAAAGACGCTGAGATAGCGTCCAGGGATACATCATCCGATGTATTCTTACGTCACGCCGTGAGGCGTTGCAAGTCAAAAGGACAATGCCATGGCATTCGCAGATCCCCAGTCGATCTCTGTCGGTGGAACCGCGGTTTCACTTCCGCGTACTTCCTCTGGTACTGATTCGGGGGCCTTCACGGCTCCTGACAATACCGCTGGGCTCAAGGTTTCGCATTCCTATGGAAAGCGAACCCGTCGAACCCTCCGACTCGATCACTCGAAGGTCGCGCCTGATCCCTTTACTGGGGTCAACACGCGATTTTCGATGAGCGCCTACATTGTGGCTGATGTCCCGGTCAACGGTTATACCGTCGCCGAGCAGCAGGCCATTGTGGCGGCTCTCGTTTCGTACCTGAGTGCAAACTCGGGTTCGAAGGTCACCCAGCTTTTGGGTGGGGAGAACTGATCCCATGGATGGGACCAGCCTCCTTCTGGGGGTGTCGGTCGCTTCATGTGTTCTCACTTTTATGGTGGTAGGACGTTTCCTACCAGCATTTAGTGTGAACGCTACAGCGCGCCGGCACTAACTCGCACTGCGAGACGTCGTGGCTAAGGATCTATAACCTCTGTTAGGAGGACAGATGAAAAGCCCGATTTTGTCTCTTTTGCAAGAGCTGCTCATTGAGTTGGGTAGCTGGTGTCGCACTAGTACCGACCTCGATCTAAAAACGATCGAGGCCCGTGTTGAAGATGAAGGATTGTCGTTTTTAACGATTACCCTTCCTGCCTTTGCTGCAGACTTCCAAAAAAGTCTGGATCAGGGCTGGGTTGATCACGCCTTGTTTGCCGGTTTCCGGTTCCAAGGAAGTCTCCCCCGATTTCTCGGAGGTTTCTTTGATCTCATCTTCGATCGAACTAGTGGTCGGTTGTTGGATGAACCATCCGTTGAGGCTATCTTCGCCATCCGCCAAGTAACTATGGCTTTTGGTAAGGTTAACCTTGAGTGCTCACCCGAAAGGGTAAAGGCAGCTCTGGATGCTTACATCCAATGTGAGAAGGATGTCAGAGCTTTCGATGCAAAGTTTCATCTTCACAAAGATGAATTCCAGCGCATCGGAAGACTGCTCTGGGGCGATCTCTTTTCCGATCTAGACCTTATGGTCTATAACGGAGAGATCGTTCCTAAGCATGGTCCCGGTTCTACTGCTGATAGGCTTATCGGAAACGAAAAGTTCTACCAGACGGAGTGGACCGAACGACTCGACAAGTACTTTCCTCACGGAGAGTTCCTCGTGTCGTCTTGGAGATACTATGATCTCCTGGACACTGTCATCCTCGAACCTGGCCAGGAACGACCCGTTAGGGTCATTACTGTGCCTAAAACGCTAAAAACTCCTCGTATCATTGCTATCGAGCCGACCTGCATGCAATACGTGCAGCAAGGTATTCTCGAAGCAATGGCCGAAAGAATAGATGGGGATCACATCCTGTCTACTCTTATTGGATTCTCTAGCCAGATCCCTAATCAGGAGCTTGCTAAAGAGGGTTCGCTATCTGGCGAACTTGCTACACTTGATTTGAGTGAAGCATCCGATCGAGTTTCTAATCAGCATGTACGTGCTCTGCTTGAGCGCCATCCTCATTTGTTTGAGGCTGTCGACTCTTGCCGATCACGGAAGGCCGATGTTAATGGTAAAGTCGTAAGACTTGCCAAATTCGCGTCTATGGGTTCAGCTCTCTGTTTTCCTATGGAG